CACAGATGGGCAAACTTGAGCAATGGTCATGTCTTTACACACTATGGATGCGAGAATCAAACTGGAATCCACGAGCATTAAATCGTGAGAGTGGAGCATACGGAATTGCCCAGTTCATGCCATCAACATGGAAACTTGTGGGGTTTAAACGCACCGACAATGGCTTCGTTCAAGTGGAGGCAGGACTTGCATATATTCAGCGCAAGTATGGCGGAAATATCTGCAAGGCACTAGGTAGCAACATCTCAAGGGGTTGGTACTAATGCAAGAATACCAAGAACTATTACAAGGATTACAAAAGCATCTCATACTCAGTGGGCTTACCTTCAACGCAGAGATAGCCACTGACCCAATTATCACTAGACCAGTACGCGTTGACATACTGGTTGCCTCAGTTATGGAGTATCTAAATGCGACAGGTTATTCAAATACGACCAAAATTTCATAAGATACGCAACGCAGTAGAAACGCGTGGGCGTAGGTACTACACACTTGTGTACAATCCAAACAACTTTAAAGGTGCCAAGTGTGCTGGCGTACCAACGGAAAACTTTTATCCTCTAACGGATAAGTTTACCCCTGAACAGGAGCGCTACATACGAGAGCGAATCTGTGGTGGTTGTCCAGTCATTGAGGCATGTGCCGAGTGGGGATTAGCCCACGAACGCTACGGTATATGGGGTGGCATGACCCCAGTGATGCGTGATAAAGAACGCAGAAGGAGAGGTTGGGCATTGATTGACCCGCAGTTGAAAGACAGAGGAAATTAAGTTAAACTAGAACAGCAAGCACCGCTTAGGTACCAGTCCCGAAGGCGGTGCTTGTTTATTTATGAAGCAGATTTATCGCCAGTAATAATACGAATAGCCCAATCAAGTCCAGCGTTTAAACCTTTACACCACTCATCTTTCTCAGGTATCTTTGCATCTTCAATCTTGCTAACAAACTTATCTATCTGTGGGTCGCTCATAGTTTAAACACATTGTGCATTAGCATGAATACTTCATCAGATAAATCATCAAGAGTTCCATCGTTATAGAGGACTCGTTTAAACATGTGGTTATCCAAAGCGCGTTCACTGATATGGTCATTGACTGCGCCATGGTTGTGTCTGTTTATACGCCACACTTCCCCATCTTGATTCTCAATCATGCGTGCTTCGTTAGGGAAGCGAACATCGGGTATAACAATGCGCTCACCAGTGGCAACCTGATTCAACAAACGCCACACCCAAACATCTTCATGAATTAACTTGCGACCAACTTCGGTACCCATAACTTGAAGCAAACGGCGCACCTCATCTTTAGACTTGGCAACATCCCAACCATACATTTGTACTACCTCGTTTAAACGCATACCATCATGAAGAATAGGATTCAATGCAAGTAATGCTTCACGAATACCATCAGCAAACGCTATGCGTTTAAACCCATAGTTAAGTACCAGTAGTTCTGCAACTGTATCCTTACCACTGCGAGCGTACCCGCTCAATCCGATAATCATTTATCCTCCTTATATGGACTTTCCTTCTGCTCTTTATGACAGTTCATACACCAATAGTAATCAACTGGGTCGTCAAAATTATCGCCTGCTAGTGTGCCAATCCAAAAGTGAAAGCCAAACAAACACTTCAAACGGTTGTACCAATACCAAAGGTAAATCACTCTTGCTCCTCCTGATTTCTAATCATCGCTCTTGATTCAGCATTGGAGCGAACGCGCCTGCGCCCACGCCACACTGGTGCCTCTCCACCTAATCTGTCTTGCAACTTATTCAGTGCCCGTTTAACACGCTTACGCATGGCTTCCTCAGTAGTTCCATAAGTTTCACCAAGGGCACCAAACTCCATACCGCCATTGGCATAGCGCATACGAAGTAAGTCTTTGTCTGTCTTGTTTAAACGGTCCAAGCCTGCAGCAATATCTGACAAAAGTGCAATGCGATTGCCACCTTCGGATGGCTTAGTGCTACGACTTATGTACTCATTGCTCATATCAGGAGTATCTGTCCAGCCTTGGTGTGTCCATACATCACGCAATAGTTCATGCAACACCTCATGTGTGTAGTAAAAACTATCATTGATTGGTGCGCGAGATAGATGCGAGCGCTCTTTGGCTACATACTTCTGTGCTTCATTATAGAAAGTCTTACGCAGTTTAAACTTTAGACTTTCCTCTGCACTCCATTGTTCTATCTTGTGCCAGTGTTCTAATGCCCACAATGAAAGGTGCTGGTATAAATCATCAGCAGTTACAAGTCCACGGTGTATGCGATTAGCACGGGTTGCAACCTGCCTAGCCACACCATAAATAGTTTCCCAAACTTTGTCTTGGCTATCCATCAATGCCACCTGTAATCAATTCAATAGGTACGCGCCAGCCATCTATTGAGGCATCGGCGTATTCATCTATCATAAAATCATCAGCCTTAAATGAACCAAAGATTTCAACTATGGAATAATACTCCTCATCTAAAATCTTAACGCCGAAGATTGTTCTGCCTACATCCTTCTTCCAAAAAGGAATTGCACTTTGAGTCCTTACGGTTCTAACTTCAAACTCACCCACATCAGGTATGTTCTTGCGCCTAGAGTGCAGTTCATTGGGATACCAAGGCACTGACCATGACAAGTTGTATTCTCTAGCCACTGCCCACTCAGCAACATTGGCTCTGATATTCGCAAGAATCTCAGGCTCTAACTTTCCAAACTTCTTACCTGCTGCATAGTTGGGTCTATCAATGGAACCAAACTTGGTGAGCCAACGCTCTACTGCCAGTGTGGTACACACCCGCACTTCTTCTTGACTCAGTTTAACAATCACTTGTTTAAACACCCACTCGCTTTCGTAGTCCCTCTGCTCCTTCGGTAAGGAACACATCGTTAACATCGCAGTTATCAGGCATGAACACGGGGAATACATTGTCCAATTCTCTTGAGAGGGTCTTTGCCATCTCTTTACCTGCGTTATCACCATCACAAAACAACATAATCTTTTCCCAGTCTGCAAGAACACGAGAGTAAAATGGTTTCCAGTTGTTAGCCCCAGGCAATCCCACTGCTGAGAAGCCAACTTGTGTAGCGATGATGGTGTCTAATTCACCCTCGCATATCACAAGAAAATCTGTATCACTACTAAGCGCATCAACATTGTAAATGTGTGTGCTTGCTCCAGGTCTTGATAGATACTTCGGACCGCTATCGTTGTTTAAACTACGGAAACGAATATCAATCACACCCGATGGAGTGAGGTATGGGATAGCCAACTTACCGAGGTAAGGTTCATGTCCTGCTTCAGGATTCGCCACGAATCCGAGGCGGAACATACGCGCCGTTTGCTCCGTTATACCGCGATTCATTAGGTAAGGCAACGCTTCTCCTAGGCTTGTTGCGTAGTTCTCCGTTGCTTTCGCCAGTAATTCTCTCTGCGATTTTGAGAGCCTTGCCATAATCCACTCCTTCTTTTTTCATGATTAATGAATACACATCTCCTGCCATGTCGCAGGCAAAACATCTGAAGCCACCATTGTCTATGTTTAAACGAGCCGACTTCACATGGTCATTGTGAAAAGCGCAACGAATTGATTGCCACCCTCCACGATTCTGAGGAATTACAAATCCGTAATGCTCAAGTACTTTAACTATGCTGTGTTTAGAGGTTGGAGAGGACATCACTGAGTTTCTGAACGACATAGGCTTCACCTGTCCCTTTGTTGCTTGCCTTGATAATCACCAATGGTGTAGGCGCAACTGTCAATCGCTTTGCAATACGGTAATTCTCTGCCTCAATCTCAGACTCACGAATCCAACCACTCAAATCAATGCGACCATCCCGCCGTGGAGCCTTGGCTTCCACTACATAGATACCATTGACTCCAGGAACAAACACATCGCCAATGTCATTACGACCAGCACGAGGTAAACGCTGTGCGTTTAAACCTTGTTGCATAAAGAAATCAGCAAGGTCTATTTCCCATGCAGCACCTCTACGCTTGTTGGCTACTTGCTGACTTGGCATCGCGTTCTCTCCTCTCTACTGCTTCTGCTGCTGCTGTCCAATACAGGTTGTAATAGGCTTCATCAAAAGCAAATCGTTTCATGTGTTTAGCAAGTACACCAGTATGGGCATGAACAGGTATGCCTGCAGCCTTTACCTTTCGGAAGAAAGAAATATCTTCACCGATAAATTTCTCTCCTCGTTCGTTGTTCTCGCCAAACCAAAACTGGTCAGGGAACTTATCGTTTAAACCCTTGAGTACGCTCTTATGCATCAGCACTAAACCCATGCCTGCATTATCAACCTTTACTATCTGATTCTTAGGTAGAGGATGAAGATAACTAATCTCATACTCATTGCCAGTTTCATTAAAGACACAAGGCATAGGCTGCATGAGTGAGCCTTCCATCTGCTTAGAGATGAAATAAACACCACTTACTATAGGTCGGGCTACCTTGTCAGCAGCATCCCATAGACTCTTTAACATCTCTTTGGTTAAGACAATATCTGAATCAACCCACAGCGCCCAATCGGTATTGACCTGCTGCCACATCTCAATGGCTGCTTGTCTTTGTCGGGCAATCTGATTACCTTGAACACGAACAGCATTGTTAACTGGCACACCAACGGATGCTGCATGTATCAGTGTATAAACCAAGCCCTCAGTAAACTTGCCATCGGTAGTGCCATTGTCGCACCAAATAATGGAAAGCATTTCTTTATTACTATGCGCCATGTTTCATACTCTTTTCTGAATTGTCTAAAATTTTCATTGCGTGTTCGGCTAACTCTTTAAAGTTCTCCGACATAATAATTAACTTTCCTGCGATTTCTTCTCGGCACTCTCCTCCGTGTTCTTCCCTGAGATGAGTAGCAAGTTGCGCCACATAGTCAGCAAACTGGATTGACTCAAACCAGATGGCGGAAGGGTTGAAGATTTTATTTGTCGTTTCATCAACAAATTCCACAAAGTTTGGGAGTTCATTTATCAGTGCTTCCTTTATTACTTCGGGTAGTTTTGCTTGGAGTATCGCCTCCTCCACCATCTTCGGTGTAACTGACAGTTCCTCCACTGAAAAGTGTTTCATGTTGTTCTTGGGTGAGTTCTTTGAACCGCCCTGTTTCTTTCTCCTGCCAAACATAAGTTCTCCATCCCACTGTCCAAGTAAAATTCTTAGGTATAAACATTAACTGCGCTTTCATATCTGTAATCAGTGTCTTAGTAGGCACGACTACATCCTCGCTGTCCACTGAGCCTACTACTTCGCCCATGTTTTCAACTACTCGTAGTTCCCAGTTAGTATCTTTTGTCATTTATTTCCTTTCATTACGGTGCAACTAAATCTTTAATCTGCATACTTGCAGGGTCATAAGCAAGCCATACTGGTGTTGCGCCATTGGCATCGGCTGGTCCATATCGGTTCTTCACAGCACAGACACCCATTGATGCAAGTTGTCCATGAACTGTAAGTATTAATGATGGAGTCTGAGCAATTTTTCCATGCAGTGCAGAGCGTGGTGGGCAAGGATTGCCATTAACGCCTTCACTTGTATGGTGGCAAACAACAACAGCAGCGCCAGTATCTCTAGCCCACCACTTGAGTTCACGCATGAGAGTGCGTAATCCGCCCCACTCATCTTGTCCATCAAGGGTTACATCTACGGCATTATCAAGCACGATAAGTTCAACATCTTTCCCAAGTCGCTCACGAGATGCAAGGATTGCATCCTCAATATCTTTAAGCGTAGGTGCTGAATCAAACTCCCACATGATGTGGTCAGCAGGCTTGAGCATTTGTGCTGCCCACTCCCTATCTGCTTCCATCATTGGTTCAACTTCTGCTTGTGACCTACCAGTTAACATCGCAAGCAAACGCAAACTCATAGTATGAGAGTGTGTATCTGCCGAGATGTAAAGTGTTGGTACTTGCACATGCACTGCAAGTGACAGAGCAAGTGTTGATTTACCAGCCCCTGGAGGACCAGCAATCATGCTCACCTCGCCCCGTCTAAACGCTATTTGCTGCTCAAGCAGAGAGCGCCACACTGTTGGCAGTGTTGCACCCCCTGCTGATGCAGTACGAATAGCGCGAGATAAGAGGCGCATGAACTATACGGTTACTTTGTTTTGGCAAGCCTGTCCCTGTGGCTTAGGGCAAGCGTAGAACGCCTTATATGGGCGACCTGTTGCCTTAGCAATACCTGCTGGTACAAAGCGCATAGGTCCACTACCACAAGAACAATCAGGCGCTCCTGCTGCAGGTGCTGCTTGAGTTGGGCGTGGTACCGCAGTGGTACCTTGTATTGGTACTGAATTTGGAAAAGCATCCTTGACAACTGCCATACCTTCAACAGTTTTCTCAAGGTCAACTAACGCAGCAATGCGCTGTGTAAGTTGGTCAAGCAATAAATCAAGTTCAGCACCATCTTGAGCACGAAGGTTAATCAACATGCCATCTTTCTTGGTCTTGAAGTTGATTTGGATTGGTGTGTTCTCACTCATCTGTATCTCCTAGTTCGGGGTATTTATGTGATTCGGAACCATTTACTGCATAGCAAGCATGATTAACAGAACATGTACCGCACATAAATCCTGGTTGCGGTATGAATATGTTGTTGTCAACAGCAATCTTAAAGCCTTTAACCTGTGAGGCTAAACGCTTTTCAGTGTAGTGTGTTAAGTCTACTGGCTCAGTTAACTCACCAGTACGAGCCATGAAGTAAGCACCCTTAACAGGGCGAATACCCATAGCCTTCTCGCACATAATCGCGTATGTGCCTAGTTGTGTATAGGTAACGGGTGGTTTACTAGAAGTCTTTATGTCCACAACAATTAGTTCACCAGCAGGTGAAACCATAAGTCGGTCCAAAAATCCTTTCATTAATACACCACCGATTTCTACATTAAGTTCAGTTTCAATGGCGAACTCACCACCTGATAATTGATATGGCTGGTATCCACTATCTTGTCGGAACTGAATCCAAAAATCCACCATCTTGGGTCCATTTTCCAACCACCATGATGCATCCTCTTTGTTGGGATACGCCTTAGTAGCCCTGCCACCAGCACGGAACGGCATGCCGTTGTCAGCAAGACGATAGTTCTCCTCCCATCGTGCAGTAAATACTGCAGTAGGGTCAAAGTTATCGGGATTTGTGTCGTATATCTCTGTCGCTTCATGTAAAGATTTGCCACCTACAAGCCAGTAGGATGGGTTCTCAGCAACTTTCTGTATGCGGGTCAGGTAATATGCCCAGCCACAATTAAGCCATGAACTCATGGCACTGTGGGAGATATAGCCTTTCCCAGTCTTTTCTTCAAGTGTCATATTTCTCCTTTGCAGGGGCGAGTGTATATGTACCTCACTCCTCTATTCGGCGACACGCCGAGAGAACTACAAGGTTGTAATTAAAAAATCAGTATACTCCTGTTCGTGCAGAACGGGCTAAGTGTATGAGTTTGCTGAAGCGTAAGCGGAAGCAAAGCCAATTAAAGCACAGTTATCGTGGTATTCCCACTCATGTATGTCCTTGCGGTTCTCAACTTTTTAAAGTCGCGTGCATGTTTGAGGATGGCGAGATTGCATTGTGGTTTACTGAGGCAGAGTGTGCTTTATGTGGTGCTGAATTGACAGCCCCAACTCCGCTTGATAAAGTTGAAACGCTATAGCACTTGGGGAAGTGTTGTAGTGGTACTACTCCTTATCAGACAAAAACAAAAAAGCCCCCGCTCATCAAGAAATTTCTTGACGGCGGGGGTTCTTTTGTTTAAACAGTATTAAGTTATTTTACTCTACCGAATTCGGCAGCCGATGGGTCCAACCACTTCAACACAGGACCAAGGAAACCCGCAAGGGCAGCCACTCCTAGTGTTTTAATGTCTGTTTCACCAGCGAGGTAGAGTGCGATTGCAGCAGATGCTGCAGCACGGAACCAGGTTAGCGATACTTGCTTTAGTTGTTCCAGCATTTATTTACCTTTCTTGTTTGCCAAACCATGTACCTTGCAACAAGTACATACCAATACTTCAGCCTTGGCAGGCTTTTTCTTAGGTGCTGAACCGATGGCTTCTGCCACTATTTGCTTGGCTAGGCTTGGTTGATTCTTCCACCAAAACCAAGGGCTGGTATCGCCAGCGTACTCAGGTCTGATAGAAACATGGAGGTGTTTTGTATGCGGATTTTGACCCGTATACTTTCGGTCACCTTGCTTTGCATGTTGGCGTGACCAAATCTTACTATTGAATATGAGATAACTAACTCTGTTATCTTCTTTGAGGCGTTGAAAAATATCTGAACAGTCAATACCGTTCTTTGGGTCATGGGTTAAATCTACCGCAAGACCTGTGTTGTGGTCTGAGTTAGGATTTAGTGCCAAATGTGCAGTGGAAGGAAGTAAACCGTCTGAGGCTTTCTTGCGTAGGGGGGCAAGAGCAGTCGCCTGGCGTAGCATGGACAATGCAGCAGGGCTGGCAGACTTTGCAACTTTGGGTTTGGTCATCGCTCATTTCCTCAATAGTTCTTTAACTAAATCAGTTAATAGGTCAACTTTATCTTCTAGTAAATTAACTTTATCTTTAAGGCTAGAACCACCATTGGGTCTTAATTCATATAGGTAATGCTTGACCATCCAGCGCACAGCGCCAGCAAGTCCAGCAACTAAAGTTAATATGGCTACGGCTAAGCCAGCCCAATCAGCAGGTGTCATGTTCTTATCCTTATATGTTTAAACGACAGTACGAGCAGTAATCTGGAGAATTCCACCGTAGCCTGAGAAAGCGCCATCAGATGGACTTGTGCGGGTAAAAGTTACCTGCTCAATCACTGCTTCCGTTGGTTCTCCACCAGCAGTAAAATCTTGGATGATGATTGTTTCGCCTTGTGCTTCCATTTGTTCTAAGGCTTGGAGTCTACCGAGCGCATAACCTGGGAAACCCATAATGTTTTTATGGCGGTCACGCTCGGAATCAAAACAAAAGACAGGAAACTGAACAACACGAGCGCGGGTAGGAGTAGGCAAAGCCTTAACAGAGTAACCGTAAATAATAGCGCCAGTCGTGGCAGTCGTATCGTTACGATTGAGGCGGAACTTAAATTGCGCTTCAACATTAACATCCTCATAAACGGAGGATAAGTCATAGTCATAGTCCTCTGTGCTTCCTTGAGTTACAGTACGAAAGGCTGAATCCACTCCATTATCAACGCGGAAAATATCAATATCACCTTGCAATGTTCCTTCGGTGCGTAGTTTTATACGCTTCCATGCTTTGTTTTCAAGAGTTTCATAACGGATAATACCTGTTATTAACTCACCTGATTCAACTAATTCTGTAGCATGTTCAATAAATAAGCCATCACCGTTAACACAGAAGGCTAAGCGACCAGTAATAGTAAGTGCTACACCTTCTACTTTACCTGTTACGCTTTCAGCATATACATCAGTTGCATAAGCATATCCACCATTTTGCAGTGGTTGACCTAAATCAACTCGGTAAATTCCAGAGTAGCCACCAATACCAGAGTCAACTCCAGCATATATGTATGAGCCAGTAGCACTCATTTTGAATACACCAAGTGAGGTTTTAAATACAAGCGGTCCATAGGACAAATCGCCAACCTCATTAGCAATAGCAACACGCAAGCCTTGGCTAGTGCCAAGGATTACATAGGTTCCTAAGTAGCCAAGTAGTCCAGTAATCTGCTCATCATTAGGAAGCGAAATGACAGTAGTCATTGTATTTAGCGTTCCATCATTAGCAACAGTTATTTTAAATACACTGCCTTGATTGCCAGAAAATCCACCTACATAGATTGCTGCACCTGATTCAGCAACGGCTCTAAAAGTATATGAAGTAGGTAGTGTAGTACTACCGTTAACTGCAGTAAGAGTGCTTAGGTTTGTGGATGAGCCAGTGTTTTTATTTAATTCATAAACAAATGTATTTTTGGCTGTATCATGGTAAGCCAATATAAAACGATTCTTAACATATCCAATGGTGCCTTGCTCTGCATTGGCGGTGTTGATTGCATAATCCTGATGTATAGCAGGGGAAGTTGCATCAAAGGAATAGCGCCAAACCTTGGTGGGGGTAACCATCATTAGGTCATTACCGCCCATGGTTACAGCAATAATACTTTCAGTAATGTCGGTGTTAGTTAGTATTGTAGTTTCTGTTAAATCGCTTACTCTAATGCGAACCACGCGAGCAGCCTCAGTAGATGCGTACTTAACCAAGATTAGATATTCAACGCCACCAATTACCGTATTAAAAACACGGCTATCTCCTGTTGCTGCTTCTTGTAATACTGTTCTACGCAGCAAAGATATTTGTCCAGGAGTCCAAGGGTTAATACCTATTGAATCATAGAAACGAAAGCGTGCTTCTTCTAGCGTGCCAATTATAGGTTCCTGATAGGTAGAGCCTGCACCAAGATGAAATGATGATTGGCTTCTAATCCAGTAGCCAGAACCAGAAAGCGACTGCTCGCCTGGGTCACGGAGTTGGTCCACACGCTGAGTACGAAACTCTGCAGTCTGCCTACGGTATGGAGTGTTATCAGTAATGGCATAGATGAAAGGCATACCACCGATAGCAACATCATATTTATAGGTAGTGGGGTCAAAGTATGTAGAGATGCGACCCGATAGGTCAATGATTACGCGTTCGGATATATCGGGTGGTCTACTGCCTGCCATGTTGCTCCTTAAATACTAGCGTTTCTGCTGTGTCAATATGGTCATCTATGTCTTTAAAGATAGGGAATATGTCGCTTACTAGGCTCATTGTCCCCTACTTTCTTACCTAGTTAAGTGCTGAGATTTCGTCTGCGGTCAGACCAAGTGCTGCAAGTTTGGCTTGTGCTGATGCCTTAGCATCTGCCTTAGCCTGTGCTGCTGCTTCCTCTGCTGCCTTGATTTCTGCAAAGGCAACTGCATCTGCTTCGCGCTGAGCAACTTCCTCGGCAGTTAGTTCTACCTCAGTAGTTACTCCAGTTGAGCAGTCTACGATTAGTTTGGTTGGCATTGTTTTCCTTTCTTAGTTTTTCTTGATTCCGTATAGGGTGGCTGTTGAGTATTGGACTAGGTTTACACTATAATTAGAAAGCAAAGTAATGCTTGTTATTGCAGATGAGTCTGACCATAAGCCAGCATTTAATTCTTGATAACTTTCAGTAGCATTATTTTCAGTTACTATATCTGTGCTAACACTTTTATTGTTTGCAGAAGTATAATTTGGAATATAAAACTCACCACTACTAAAAGTATTAGATGTAGATAGCGGTCCATTTAATACAGTTACAATAGAACTTGATGTTGCGGCACTTGCGCCAGTTCCGTTACCAAATAATCTACGAGAAGATAAATTTGATGAACTACCATTAAATCTAATAAGTAAATTAGAAAAAATATCACCTGTGCGAGCATCTCTGACAGATGCTTTTACTAGCAAGTCTGTGTAGGTCTGCGGTATGCTAGTGAATTCTATATTAGCAGCCCCACCACTACCCACAGTTACAGTGGCTATTGCCTCAAATTTGTTAGCCATTATGCCGCCTTTCTAAAATTAGTTGTCATAAGGTCACGCACTTTTAATTCCGTAGAGGGTTACAGAAGTTGTTGATTTTAATAATCCAGAATTATTTGCCGTTAATATTATACGATTAATTGCAGAAGTACTACGCCATAACCAAACATCTGCTTCAACTCCATTTGCTGCAGCATTTTGACGGTCTATTACTGTTTTATATGTTGTAGTATTAGAATAATTCATAAAATTTACAATAAATGTACTTCGGTCTGTTGAACTTGCAGACCATTGCCATTGATTTTCACCAGTATATCTATCAGACAAAGTTCCACCCGAATAACCAATAATACGAGTGCCAGAATAATTTGCGCCAGTATCTATTGTTCCATTACCAACGCGAACATTAACAACACCAGCAGCAGTAGCATTTGTAAAGCCGCTAAAAACTAAAACCAAATCAGTAAAACTACCGCTAATAGAAGTAAATTCAATAGATGCAGTATCACTTCCCAGCGTTGTCGTTGCTATCGGTTCGTAAGTTCCTGGCATTATGCGCTCCGTATTCCGTAGAGGGCGAAGGTTGAGTATTGTTTCCAAGAATCAGATTCTGGACTTAAAGTAATACTTGTAATTGCAGAAGTGCTCATCCAAAGACCCGACGAAAAAGTAATCTGTCCTGCTCCATTAGTGTCAGCACCGCCCAAAGTTCTGACAGTTTTATACTTATTAGTATTGGCATAATCTAAAATATCAAAAACATTTACCCCATATATAGATGCAGTTGCTCCATCTCTGGGAGCGTTACCATTATATATGGTAGTTGAAGAAGTTGATGCTTGTGCGGTAACAGTTGAACCATTACCATACAAAAGATGGTAGGCATAATTACTGCCGCTGTCTGAATTGAACTTAATTCCTAGGTAATCGTTGCCGCTACTACCTGTTCTTGTAGTTCTAGCAATAGCCCTTACCTGCAAATGCGTAAAGGTTGCAGGAATAGAAGTAAACTCCACATTGGCAGCACCACCGCTACCAACGCTTACAGTAGCAATAGACTCAAAATATGGTAGCACGAAAGCAGTATTGCCAGCCAGCATACTCCCGTAATTAGTTCTGCCTTTTATACTACTGGCAGATAATTTATATACAGGTGCCATCAAGAAATCTCTACTCCAGAGATGTGAAAGTTTACACCAGTAGTAGAAGCAGAGCCAGTAATGGTTGCTGCTGGGTTAGTAGGTGGGATAACCTGCTTCATATCAATTACCGTAGTGTCATAGGCACCAACAGTTACTGATGATGCTGAGGTTACAGTAGCAAAAGCCAGTGTAAAGTTAGCCGTGCTGCTAGTAGTATTAGTCACCAACATATTGGTGATTACTGTAGTAGTTGTAGTATTAGGTTGTGTGTATAGGGTTGTGCTTGTTGTTGCTGCTGATGTTCTAGCCAGCGTTTTAGATGTTACAGCCATTAGTTACTGTACCTTTCTGTTTGTTTGTTTGTGAACTATCTTGAGGGATTGTGTTAAAGACCTAGGGCAGCCTTAAGGTCATCTAGATTAAGACCAACGCTAGAAAGTTTATCCTCTATTGTTGTATCAGGTGCAACCATTGTGCCGTTGTGCGCTGCAACTACTGCTTCTGCTTTGGCTTTATCTGCTGGGTTAATATCTAGCCATAAATCATTATTTCCATCAACACCAACTGCTCCGCTTTCATAAGATATAATAACTCCAGCAGCATTCAATTCATCGCGCAATTCTGCGCCGTTCAAATTCGTAGGCTTTGTAAATGTAATCATAAGTTTATGCTCCTAAATAAGCGCAAGCGAAATATAAATAATACCCAAAAGAAACACTACCTAGATTTAATGCTCCGCCAGAACTTTGTTCTGCATTTAGTTCAAAATAATCGCCTGCGCTTGCATTTATAATTATTTGAACATTTACTTCTGGGCCATTACTAGCGGCGCTTGAAGCAACAGGATTAGAAAAAATGCCAAATCTGTTTCCATTTTTCGTCATCCAAATATATCTATTACCAGTAGCATTCCCTGGCCAAACTGTTCCTGCATCAAATAAATAATATCCACCTAAACCAGTAGGAATAGTAATTCTGCTCGTATTTGATACGGTGCTATGAAATCCACCAATATCAAAAAATTCTGAGTCAAAAGTCAAAGCCGTAGTAGTATTATTTGCTATGCTTATTGTTCCGTCGTTATAAATCCTACATCCCTTAAAAGACGAACTAGGCGCAGCCCACTTCAACCCTGTGCTTTCCGCAGAGTCAACCGAAAGAAGGTAGCCTGCAGTAGATGCTACTGCCAGCCTAGAGAAAGTATCTGCACCTGTTCCAACTACTAAATCACCTTTGGCATCTATAGCAGTAGCCATAGAGTTAGTAACTGTTACCGTGCCTGATGTACCACCACCTGTGATACCAGTACCTGCGGTAACTGCATTTATATCTGCGGCAAAGTTATCCGCAAGCGTTCTTGCTTTAGTCATTAGTATGCTCCCATTATAGACATTACTTCAATGGATGTTGTATCTGTTGCTGGTACTTCAGCCCACTCTAGTCCAAGTGCTGCACCAGAGTTAGCCTTTAAGAAGTAGCCGTTAGTACCTGCTGTTAATTTGCCAGGAGTATCTGCGCTACTGGCTACAATTAAATCTCCCTTTGCATCAAGGATGCTATTAGGAATTGCAGTAGCAACATCAAATGCTGTAAAGGTAATAATCTCCAGCACATCGCTGGCTGCTAGAGCAGGGCTTAAAGAGTCAATGCTTGTGCCGTTAGTTGCTGTGTAGTCCTGAGCACGAACTAGCAATACACCGTTTAGGTATACCTGCTCCTTACCTGTTAGGTAGGAAAGAGTATTGCCATTGTCATCTACGCCTGACTCAGATGTTTCTCCGCCTGCTGCGGTAAATCTAAAACGGAAGATTGATGCAGTAGATGAGATACCACCCCAAGCGCTACCACTCCAAACATACATCTGATTATCAACTGTGTTCCAGTAAAGGGCTCCAGTAAGAAGTGCTTGACCATCATTATCTAAAGTAGGTGGCGTTGACTTAGCACCAAGGTATCTATCATCAAAGGAATCATAAGAAGCAGCAGCGCTGGTTGCTGATGTGGCTGCTGATGCAGCGCTAGTTGCTGCAGCAGAAGCAGAAGCAGCAGCAGCAGAAGTTGAGGCTGCAGCAGATGCTGCAGAAGTGGCTGCTGCAGTTGCAGATGCTGCTGCGCTTGTGGCGCTGGTAGCAGCAGCCGTGGCTGAAGCAGCAGCAGAGGTTGCTGAAGTAGCAGCAGCCGTAGCACTAGTTGCAGATGAAATTGCAGATGTTTCTGAACTGCCTGCAGATGTCGCAGCGCTCGTTGCACTTGTAGCAGCAGCAGTTGCACTCGCAGCAGCCGAGGTAGCCGAGGTAGCAGCAGCCGTAACGCTTGCAGCAGCGCTAGTTGCGCTAGTCGCTGCAGCGCTTGCTGAAGAAGCAGATGCTGTTGCTGAGTTGGCTGCACTGGTAGCGCTTGTGGCTGCAGCAGTGGCGCTTGCAGCAGCGCTTGTGGCGCTGGTAGTAGCAGCAGTAGCAGAATTAGATGCGTTAGTTGCGCTTGTTGCAGCAGAGGTTGCACTGGTTGCTGCTGCGCTGGCGCTATTAGCAGATGCTGTAGCGCTGTTTGCTGCAGATGTGGCACTTGTAGCAGCAGCAGTTGCACTGGCTGCAGCAGATGCTGCAGAGATTGCAGCCTGTGTTGCATCTTCAAAAATAGTATCTACATAAATCTTTGGAACAGCAGATGAGTTAACCATACCAACACTGGATAGACCAGTAATGACTGGTGAGCCAGAGATAGTTGGGCTTACAAAAGTAGCAGCAGATGCTGTAAAAGAACCAGTTAGCGTGCTTGATACAATTGTAGATGAGGTCACTGTTGAACTTGTTACTGTGGCTGAAGTAAATGTACCGCCAGTAAATGTTGCGCTGGTTGCAGTAAATGCACCAGTTACAGTACCGCTTGAGTAAACTTTATTAGTAAGAGTCTGAGCCTTGGTAGTACCTACAATAACACCATCACCAGTAGCAATACCGTGAACATGTGTTTGATTAGCAGCAGTAAGGATTGTTTCATCAATGTCATAGCCACGAGCAGATATGTGATTCTGTGATTCACGGAAGTCACGACCAGATACACCATGTCGTACCACTGCACCAGCAGAGTGGGCAACAGCCTGCGTATTGTCAGCACCACGAGTTACAGTAAGGGTTGTGCTGGAAGCGGCAGTTACTGTGACAACTTCTTCTTTAGATGTATCGGGGTCAACAATAAGTGTGTATGGCAACGATGATGGAAAACCGCTAACCGATGCAACAATAAAGGATGTGTTTGATTGTCCCTGAGATTGTGCGGGGATGGATGATTGGAGCGAAGTTTCTACTGCGGTTGATGAGTAGTACCGCGCTGGGGAGCCTGGGTCGCCTGCTGCCATTTTCTACCTTATCTCTGATAGTGCGAACGGATTGGATACTGACGGCGTTGGTTATTCGCCACTTCGTTTAAACGCTGCTGATAAATGTTAAACAAGAATCTGGCTGCGTTCTGCCCTGAACCATTTGGGCGTACGCCATCTAATATGTCTGCTGCTGCAGACTGAGCCCCAAGGCGTGAAGGGTCCAGAAAAGAAATCATGCGGAAGGCTGCGCCATAAATAACAACATCTTCCGAATAAGAAGGAAAGCCTGTAACTGTTGAATACTCTTGTTCATTGCTAGTAAGCAGCGTTGGGCGCTTGCTGTAGGTAACATGCACAGTTTGTCCAGGAACAATCTCTGAATAAATAGATAGACTCTTTGTAGTAGCAAAAGCATCTGAGTCTGCAGTTCTATCTAACTGCCATGCACGAGCAGGGAACCACTCCTTGGAAGGACCAATAATGGAGTAGGTTACAGATAAAACATTTTCTACGGTAGCAGGGATTCCATAGGAATACCGCGCTGCTACATAATCAAAATCATAGGAGCCAATAGCAAATACACTTGGGTACATAGCATCAATAGCATTATTAATAGCGTTCTTAATCTCTTGCCTTGGAAATAATGGAGCCATGGTTACTTTAGAATTAGCATCATGGGCAGCAGCAGTTGTGCCACGCTGCGCTCTACCCCAAGGGGCTACAGTAAGAACATTTGATACATTGTCTGTAGAGTTAACGAATACAATTTCATCGTCAATCTGTACATAACCACGACCAATTACGCTGGCATCATAAACAGTCAGCGATGTGGTTGTACTGGTAGCGCTAGTAGTAAGCCATGAGGCAGGCTCTGTGTTCTCTGTATAACCATGCAGTACAGCCTCAACGCGGTCTGCTAGTTGAGCAAATGTACTCATAGGTTAATACTCCTTAAAGCAACTACGGCTGATAGCCCAGAGGTGCCAGCAAGTTCATTGCAGATAGCGTTTAAACCTTTATAGTCATTAGGCTGGCGGGAGGAACTAGCCTTGTAATTAAGGGCAGCAATAAGTCCTAGACCAGATGTGCCAGCATAGGCATTAGCAGCGCCCTGTGATGCCTTATAGACCGTATAAACGGGATATGTACCACCGTTGGCTAGACGGTTAAGTTCTCCCGTAAAAGTGCTTCCTGCTGCTCCTGTTGCCATTACTTACCCTTCTTCTTTTTCATCCGTGCCACAGCAGCATTGTCCACAAGGTTCGGATACTTCCGACCCGCAGCCTTTGCTCTTGCTTTTGCAGTAGCCTTCTGTGAGGAGGTTAATTTCGTTGATGTTTTCTTTGGATTCTTCTTGTCCCAAAATGCTTTACCCTTCACCATTTCACCTTATCTGCCCAATAAGCAGCGCTCATTTTGCCTTTGGCAATGTTCTTAGCATGGCGTGCTTTAAATGATTTTTGTCTAGGCGTAGACTTTTTATCGCCACTAACGCCTTGCTGACCAAAACGAATAGTCTTTACTTGGCTGCCTTCTTTGGCAACCACAACATGTGACTTAGTTGGATGGGTTGGCGTACGCTTGGGTTTGTTAAAACCTGCTACGCCAGCCCTTTTAATCCGTGAGTCTTTTTTACTTGCCACGCTTCTTTGCAGCCTTCTTCATTACCATTTTCTTACCAGACTTCTTTGCTGCTTTCTTTGCTGCAGCCATACCCTTCTTTGAGTAAGAGTATTCTTTTCCGTTTACCATTGGCATGGTTATTCCTCATCTTCTTCTTCGTAGATGTCCTCATCTTCAATGGTGGGAGAGGGCAGTCCCCACAACGGCTCTGGAATAATGGTGCTAGTCATCATCATCCTCATCCAGCATCCGTTTAATCTCATCCTCAGAAGGGGAACGGTAGTTCACCCAACTTGGATAAGAACCTTTATCCATAACAAATGACAGGGCTATTTCAGACTTAAAGCCTGACTTGAGTAAAGAGTTGTAGTACTCGTTAAGCCAGATACAGTACATTTCAAGTTCTGTATATGACTCATCCTTGACTGTACGCACGCGTTTTACTGGTTTCTTTCGTGGTTTGCGAGCAGCCATGATTCCTCCTATGCCCCGTATGCCTTGCCTGTTTCGTTTGAAATCTTTACAGCCTCTTGAATCTTCTTCATACTTGTTCCGTTAGGTTGGATACCTTGAGCACGAGCATCCCTATATGCCTGTAATTCTTTATCCCATTTTTTTGCAGATACGCTTAGGTTAGAGTTTGCTTCTCCTGCGTTTATTACAAGAGTTCCAACCTTGCAACCAAAGCAACCTTCTACAAACTCAGGATGGGTCTGTTGTCTATGTAGGCTCATGCTGGTGTTATGTATGCTCCGTAGCCCTGTGCTGTAAGGGCATCAGCAGTCTGTTGGTTAATAAGATTTTTTGTTCCACCTAAGTAATACTCCTCCGCCTGATTTGTCTGAATCTGGCTTGGATACCTAAAGGAACTATACACTCCGTTTAAACGCAAGACAGATATGCCACGCGGTAGTTCAATACGAGCAAAGAGGATATGGTCCCCTGCTGGGGTTTCATCTACGGTGGGCGTAGTGAAGTAATACATTGACATAAGTCCTCCTAATGAACTCACCCCAAAGGGGCAGACTTTTCAAATATGTCTACCCCTCAGAGTCAATCAACTAGAGAGCAGCGATTGAAGAACCAGTTTCAATGCGATACAACGCTTCCTCGCGGTAACGGCTCCATCCAAGGACACCGTACCAACCGATTGGGCGGAAACGCATTAACTTATCGGTAACTGGACCGATAACAACACCTGGCTCCTGTGCTACGGCTTCAGCCAATGCTTGCTTACCGCAAACGATGGTTCTGAATACGCGTGTTACAGGGGTTACAGTTACAACAGTAGTTGCGGTAACTGCAGCAGTATTGGCTACATCTACAGTAAATGTAGTTGTTGAGCCAGAAGTGCTGATTGCACTAATTTTTGCAGAAGATGCAATGCCAGTTCCAGAAATCTTGTCGCCTACCTCAGCGCGTGTTGCGATTACAGCAGTTGAAGCAACACCAAAGGTGAAGCCTGCTGATGTACCTGCAACGGTTACTGCGGTTGTAGCGAGAGTGCTCTGGTCTGCGCCATCCTTAGCAGAGAACATGCGTGCGTTTTCTACAAAGAAAGCGCCTTCGTATGTTCCGATGGTACCTGCGAACAGGTTGCCAAGTGATGCATCAGTGTGTGCGTGAGTATCACGCCATCCGATTGAGCCTGATTCGGCACGGAGGTCATGTGATACTTCTGGGTGAATACCGACCCAGTATAGGCTTCCTGCGCGAGGAACAGCCTTATTGGAACGGAGTTTTGCAACAACCTTGCGAAGGTCAGCAGAATCAATAGTGTCTGATGCTGTGACTGTAGCAGTAGATGTGCGGGTTCCACCGTAAATAACATTGGTGCCTTGACGAAGTGTGTTTTGTGCCACAACATCAAGAGAGTCAGCCAAGTTGTAAGCGATGATGTCTGCAACAGCAGGGTCAACATCGGATAGTGAGAACAACTGTAGTTTGCGTGTTACAAGGGCAGCGTTGCCGTACTCTGCAAGAGTTACAGATACGGTATCAACATTGCTTAATGCGACTGCATCTGGGTCAGTTGTTTCTGTGAGCGTTGAAGTAGCAGCCGACAAATCGTTGTAAAGTGAGAATACAACGGATGAGCCTGGCATAGCCTGTTGTACAGGCTTCTTATCCGCAACAGCACGAATCATCGGCTGAGAGCGGAGGGCAAATTCAACATAACGGTCATAAGCGGTCTGAACTAGACCACTAATTGCCGATGTGTCTGTAAATGCCATGTGGGTTCACCTCCTGGTGATTGGTTGATGTAAGTTATTTAATTTAAACCAAGGAGTATATCTAAGTCCTCACGAGTCTTTGCTCCTGCAATCTTTGCAAACGCATCTTCATCAACATCTGGCGCGGAGCCAGTAGAGATTAGATTGTTGATTCTTGCTTGAGCCTTGACCTCTGGACTTTTTTCTGCAGGCTTTTCTTCAGATGAAGTTTGGATTCCAAATACATCACCGTATTCATTAACCCATTTGATAATTTCTTCCTCAGAGGAATCAATATCTTGTGGTATAAATGCGGCAATCTTTGGGTTTAATCCCTTAGCCTGTAGTACATCCTTGACAGTACGCTGACGGGTCTGAGTTTTTAGACCTGACAACTCCTGTTCTAGTTCTTTCGCACGCTTTTCCAGCGCACGGTTTACTTTGCGGAGTTGACCAACAACATCTGTAGTAGTGTCGTCATCTTCTTCGTCATCGTAGTAATTGGTAGCCATCTACCTATCTCCCTTTTCTTAGTTGTATTCGCAATCCACAATGAGGTTCGGGGAAACCAAATTGGCTATTGCTACCAGACTTATACGCCCCCCTGGGCTGGTTGGTCAGGGTGGGGATTCTTATATTGGTGTAGCGGTTGAGCGAAGTGATGCTCCAGTGACTCCGCCTCTTGCGCTAAAACGAGCACCTTCTCTTTGTGCTCTTTGTTGTGAGGCAAGTAGCGCCTGTGGGCTACCCTCTATAACTGCAGAGAGTGCTTCTTGTTCGCTGTAGTCTTGTCCTTCAATACCTGATAAACGCTTTTGTGTTCTACGCAGTTGTCCTGCTTGACCAAGAGCCTGTGCAAGTTCTCGCTCAGAAAGTTTTGCATAGGATTCTGTGCCTGCAATATTCTCTGCTTGACCAGAGGTAATACCACGAAGTTCAAATCCTGCAGCACGACCAATGCCTACAAACTGTGCAGCCTTAGCCTGCTTCTGTATCAATGGGAGTGCTTTATCTGCATCAAGAACAAAGGCTGTTAAATCACCTTCACCTATGCCATAAAAATCAATTAATTGTTGTTTGACTGATGGGTTTAAGGTACGAGATAAGTCCTGTCCTATTTGCAAACGGTCTTGATATTCTTTAGGAGAAACAAGATTGCCAATTAAAGCACCAAAATCTTCAGGTCCATCATAAAAACCTTTAGGCAAATCAAAGAAACGAGCAGTTTGCATCATTGCTTTTTCGTCAGCAGAATATTCTTTTTCAGTAATTGCTTTACCTTTAGCACGCAATGCTTTCATGCCTGGAAAACGCTTTTGATATTCTGGTTGGTCATATAATTCAAGAAGTAACATTTCTTCTGAAACATCAGCCATGATACGAGTATTAATAAAAGGAGCAAGTGTTTCAAGTCCATAGGCTGAAAACAAAGCAGTAAGTTTATCTGAAGCCTTTTGTTTTGTAGCAAGTTTGGCTGCATCTGCTTCGGCTTTCATTTGTGCAATCATGGCATTGTTTGCAGCAGTTGCTCCTGCTACAGCCTTGGCTACAGCAGCATCTATATCTTCTTGGGTTAAACCACTTTTAGTGATAACAGGTTCACTGGTAGTGATAACAGGTTTACTGGTGGTAATGGTAGTACTACCTGGAGCAACATAACCAGGGATTTTATACAACTTCCACTGACCTGAACCTGCCATGCCAGTAGTTTTAGAACCAATCCATTTCCACTCGGTTCCTGCAGGCGCTTCAGATGGTGGTGTAACAACCTTATCTGATGCTCCTTGAGTTTTTACAACTACGGCAGGTATACCTGCTTCAGTAGACGATTGTGCTGCTGCAGCAACAGCCTTATTAGCCTCTACTTGTGCAGGACTTAAACCTGTTTTAGGGTCACGAATTAAATTTGGGTCGCCACCTTGTGGCGCAGGAGTGCTTACTACTTTTTCTAATTCTTCAAGTCGTGTAGTAACCTTTTTTTGAGCCGCTTCTGCTTTTGCAAGCATAGCCTTTAATTGTTTTTGGGTTAAAGGTTTAGCCATTATATCGCCGCATATCCAAATTTATTGAGCATACCAATTCCGTATCCTTCATAAAGGCGTGTAGCATTTTCAGTATATTGCCAGCGTTCATCTTGCTTAATTAACTTCTCAGCATCCCATGATGGGCGCATAACCATCTTGCCAGTTTTCTCATCTACCATGCTAAAGATTTTTCCATCCTTCCATAGTGGGTCGTTCCAATCAAGGGTATCTTCATCTACTTCTAGTAGGTCTGCCCACTTCTTGCGCTGAACAGAGGTTACATCCCAAAGGGTGCGACCTGCAGTAAAGTCATCAGAAAGGAACGGATATAACTGTGCAGCCTTAGCGTTAATCTCACGCTTAATATCATCTGGCGTAGCGCGTACACGCAAGCCTTCTTTAGTTGTAGAACCAATTAAACGGCGCTGATAATCAGCACGACTCTGCTCACTCATTGAAAAGCCCATAAGGTTTGAATAAGAGGCTAGGTCCTGTACTGCGGTAGCATAGGCTCCGCCTTGGATTTTTCCAAAAATGTCTTTATTGCTGATAATGGTATTTTCAATATAGTCATTATCCCAATTATTAAGATAGGCTGTTTCTGCCAGACTGCTAAGATAGTCAGCAGTATCTGGGTCTGCCATATCAAGACCAATCGCTGTAGCAAGACCAGAGATTGATATTTTAAATTCGTTTATCTTTTGTTGATAATACTTCTCACCAAACTTATAGCGAGCCGCTATGTTTCCTGCAACAGTAGGACCATTTTCTAAATACCAACTGCTACTGGTAATCATATCTACAATAGCAGCAGCATTGTATAGATACTTTCCAGTTACTGGGTCGCGTACTGTATCGTAGATAGCCTTAAGTTCTGGAACATTTTTAAGTAAGTTAACAATCCATGTAGTCATTGATACTGGTGTATCTGTGGCACTAGCAAATGGGTCGCCGCCGCCATCAATTACCATATTTGGTTTTGCCATCAGGGTCTAACTCCTAACGCTTTTTCAAGAGCAGTTCCAAATACATTTGCTGTTTGAAATTCTGCATACAATGGGTCTTGCATAGCACGCTTCTCGGCAATATCAGCAGCCTCAGCCTCACCAAATCCAGGTGTAGTTACTACTACTTTCTTGCCACCAACTTTTTTAACTTCAGTTTTTGTAGGCTTAGCAAGTTGTTTTTTGCGGATTAACTCTGCAAACTCATCGGCTTCAGTATCATCAATAACACGACCAGAACCTGCTTCTAAGTATTGTTTAAGTAAATCTCTGGAGTTAGCCTTCTTGATAAGTTGAGTGCTGTAAGAAGGACCCTTATCTGCTCCACCACCCCACAGACCACGCTGAATATCAAGTAATTGATATGGACTTAGTTTCTGTCCTTGGCGCATAGACTCTTGTGAGTATTCGCCCCATGTTTCCCATTGGTCCTTAAGTTCTTTAAGACCAGCAGATGCACTAACAACGCCTGCTGCAACTAATTTAGCCTTCCAATCAGCCAAAGCCTTTGGGTCAGATATAGGAAATTGGTTCTTCCATTGGTTAAGAGAAATTGTTTCAGACCTAGTTTCAACAGGTCGCCCACCAGCGAAATCAGGTGGTCTGCTTGAAACAAGTTGATTAATTCCAGTATAAACTCCACCAGTTAAAGGTGTGATATTTGCACTGTTTGTAAAAGAACCTATATCAAATTGAGGATTTGTTCCAAGAATTTGTTGCCCCATTGCTGTTCCTGCAAGAGCATTAATGTCAACTCCACTAGCAGAAGCAATAGCCAAAGCGTTCATCATGTCTGTATTTGCTTGGCTTTCGGTGGTTGCTGGTATATCTTCTCCACCTTCAAACATGTTAATTCCAAGTCCGACTGCTCCTAAAGCGGCTGCGCCTTTTAATGCACCTTTTTTGCTTTTAGGTTTTAATGTTTTAACTAAACCTTTTACAGCACTAGCCCCTGCTTTGGCAGGAGATACCACTCCACCCTCAAGTCTTGTCATTGCGCCAGCAGGTAAAGCACCAGATTTTTTGTATTGTTTAAACGCATCAGCATTGTTCTGGAAATAAGTTACTGCTTTATTAAGACTATCATCTGGGATGTCGGGATAGTTTTCCCGAATACTCATTGCTATTTCTGCTCTAGTTGCCATAGTCCTTATCCAAGTGTCACAGGGTCATTTTGTAAAAAGCGATTATAGAAGTCATTAAACTCTGGAGATTTCTTAAGTTGCGCTACTGTGCTATTCCAGTAGGCATCTAAATCAGCATTGTCTTTTGCGGTAAGAGTAGATGCTCCACCGTATGCCCTGCGGTTTGATAACTCACGAGCAATTTGGGTGCGAGTATTTAGATAAACAGCCAAATCCCTAGTTACTTGTCTGCGACCATTTTCTTGCATCCACTGTGGGTCAGTAAGCATTGTCTTAATAGACTGCATACGATAAATCCACTTACCTCTATCTACATTGTAATAATCAGCAGCCCAATCTTGATTACGGCGGGTTAGGTCTGCAATCATCATTTGCTTAAGGGCAAGTAATTCCTCAGCGCCAGATTCCTGATAAGACTCATAACCTTGAGCATCAAGTTGGTAATCTAAACCTGTCATTTTTTTACGGAACTCAACCCAGCCAACTTTTATATTGGCATCTTTCTTAAGTTCTGCAGGGTTTCTACGCTCACGATATTTTTCAATAGAGCCAGGAACTGGAGTGTTTCTATACTGCCAAGCATATACAGCCTCAGAGAAGTCATACTTACCATCTGGGTCATTGACTAAGAAGCCAATCATTTCAGGTGTTGTTTGACCAATCTTGCTGATTAAGCCTTTGTACCTTTTGATATTTTGGAAAGCAGCCTGCGAAGCCTGCGCACCAGTAGGGTTGTAAGAACTAGATACAAGGGCTGGACCCATTTCTGGGTACATCTGTAAAAATAAAGTTTCTGCATCTGCGCCATAGACCTGCTGTATTCTACGGAATTGTTGTGTATAAAAACTTAATGGTGAATCATACTGTGCAGCAAATGGCATAACTAGATTAGAAAGAATCTTAACTCTGTATAAACTATCTGCTAGATTCTTTACTTCGCTTAATTCAGGCATGGTATCACGCTCGCCTAAGTTAAAACGGATTAGTTCGTAACGATAAACTGTATTAAATGTACGACTCCACGCTTCATCTTGACCGCCCAATGATGCAAGTTTTTGCATTGCTGGTGGAAATAGATTGCGAATAGTTCCTTCTTGTGGACCAAAAGGTAATATTGGAAGCATACTTTTTGTTACAATATCCTCTAGGTCAGGCTTTAATTTAACAATTTCATTAACTGGAATTATTACAAGAGGACCAAAGCCTGCCAATATTTCACCTTGCATAATGATGTCAAGACTTCGCACTGGAATAGAAACTTGTGTGCCTGATGAGCGCAAGGCTTCTGCCATGCCTTTGCCATATCCAGGAATCTTCTCTACACCTTTAATAAAACTTGAAGGCATAGGCAGTACTATTTTGTTTTCATAAGAAAACTCAGTAGTTGGGTTGCCATCTCTATCAACCACATTTGGCTGATTACGCAGTGTAGACACAATTTGTCCAGCACGAGCGATAACCGCAGGATTCTCTGTTGCAAGACCAGACCAACGGCGAATAGTGTTTTCCCATGCGTTAAAGAACGGCATGACAAGGCGCATTTTTTCGCCAGCATAAGACTTACGAATAATCGTAAATAGAGTCTTATTTACTTCTTTGCGAGTTGACTCAACAGCCTCACGGCGAACCTTATTAATATCATCAGTTGTTAACTGAGCATCATCACCAATGTTCATACGCTTAGTTGCTAGGGCAACATCAAGGCGTTGTTTCATTTCTGAACGATAAACTTGGCGAGCCAACGGGTGACGGGCAAAGGTAGTTTCAGGTAATGAGCCTAAGAAATAAAACGCTCTATCAATAACCTTAGCCAAGCCATCTTGCCAGTTACGAGCCTGTGGGCTAGTTGGAACTATGCGCCCAATAATATCTGGCATCTCTGTATTATCGGCAAAATGATTCCGTAGCCAAGACTCAGTAATTTCACCATTACGGAAGGCTTCTTGGGTTTGGCTATCTGGCAGATAACGATTGTAAGCACTGTATAAATCGCCAACAAAATCTTCTGCATCAATAGATACATTTAACCGCTCTGATGCCACTCTATTTCCTGGCACATCAATATTAAACTTACGAGCATAGGCAGCATTTTCTGGAGCACGCAACCAAGCCACAATTTCTTCTGGGCGTGTGTCATTGAGCATCTGCTCAATTAGTGGGTCAATACGCCCATCTGGACTACGAAAGAAAGTGTTTAATTGATTTGCATATCCTGAGTAATAATCAGGCATATTTGGAGATAAAACATTTTCTACATAGTTGCCATGTTCTGCTGCAAACATCCGTGCTGGATGGTCTACAAATCTGCGATAAGATTCTGTGTTGTCAGTTCTATCTAATAGAATCTGTCCAGGCTCACCACGGTAAGCATCATCAAATTCAACAGTTGTACCATCATAGAGTTTTTCTGTTCTACGACCAGTTCCTTGAATAACCTTTGGCGCTGCAAGGCGTTCTTCTTCTACGACTCGTGCGTTTAAACGACTTAGAAGTGCTTGTAAATCTCTACGAGTTGTTGCTTGTCCATCTGCTATTTCACGAACAAGTGAAACTATGCCTTCGGTTGGGTATCTTCCACTGGCGATGGACTCTGAGATTTCATTAACGCGCTTTCCAAAATTCTCCGAGCCAGCAATTCTGCGAACGCTCGGCGTTCCTGTGGGTTCATCTGGTCTAACGGCTTTGGTGCCTTTACCCAGTGCAAACCTTTCGCTTGCTCCGACATCTCCTGTGCCTTTCGTTCCGATATATTCAAGTTCACCAAGGTCAAATACTCCTTGCTGATTGCGTGTTGTTCCTAGTCTAATGGCTTCTGCACGATTTGCAATTACATTTACGGGGTCGGACTTAATATGAGGAACACCATCAATATCGTCAATCCAAGTACCAAAATGGTCTGCACTGCCAAACTTATCAAAATTAGCCTCAAAGTGGTCTGCAACAGAAGCAACCCAATTCTCTGGGTTAGTACGGGCTTGTTCCAGTGGGAACGCGTGCGTTGCCCCACGGATAGCAACTGCGACACCTTGCGTAGGTACATCACCAGTAACCATATCAGAGAATTTAAATGTTCCGCCTTGATTTTGAACAGTACGCTCAATAATCTGCAAGATTCTGCCTTCGTCTGAAAGCAGTTGTTGTGCATTTTTTGCTGCGTTTAAACGCTGTTCAGCCAAGGCTACAGTTGGTCTATTGCCAAATCCATCCACTAGGTCAGGGTCAACAAGCACCGTAGAACCACCGCGACTTTTTACATCAGGTAATACAAGTTTACCTATGCCATTAGCACGCATCCAGTTAAGCAGTTCTGGCTCTTTACCTTGCCAAGCATCACGATTGCGAATTGTACCTTTAGAAATACCAAGAATTGTTTGAAGTTCTGGATAATCAGCCAAGTCAAGAACTTGACGAGTTCTGGCTTGTCCTGAGTATTGCTGCATTGAGCGCAAATCTACAGTTTTGCCGTATACCTTTTGACCAATAGTTACGCCTTCTCTACCAGGCTTGCGAATACGGAACTGTCCAGTGGTTAATAATTCTTGTGAAACTGTATTTGGGTCAATAGATGTCCAGCGCCCTGTTGAAGGATTAAGAATTTGTATTTCGTTGCCATTGTTAACGCTATTAATAAAACCATCACGCATATCTGCAGCAACTGTTTGCATAGCCAAAGACGGTTTACGCCTTGGGGTAATAGGTTTGCCTTCACGGGTGCGTAAATTTTTTGGCATTGGATAAGCACGACCAGAAGTACGCTTGTAAATTTCAGATGCACTGATTACTGGCATAGCCGAGGTTGCATAGCGCTCTGCCATGTCCTCGGTAAAGTTCATCGCCATAGGGCGTGTATTATCTAAAGCGCTAATTGGCGCTGGTGAACCATGGTATAAATACTCACCAGTTGCGTATTGGAATACATCAATGGCTTCTTTATACTGTTCATCGGTAAGTCTACCCATGCGGTATAAACGCTCAATGGACTCTAGGAATACATCAAAATCTTGAAGCGCTCGCTCAGATGCAATAAGCAAAGATTGTTTATCTGCAAATTCGCTACGCAACGCTACAGAATCCTCACGCAATCCTTGTGCTACAAGTCTGCGGTCTGTTAAGCGGTCAATATCACGAACACGATTTGTGTACCAACCTTTAAATCCTTCTCGGTTAATATCACTAAGTGCCATAAGTCCATAGCCCTTAGCAAGAATAGATAAACTTGCTTCACTTAGGTTACGAACAGTATAACCAAGACGAAGAAGGACAGAGGCTTTCCAAAGGTCATTAAGAACACCAGTGGTGTATCGCCAAGAATCTGGGTCAGTAATTTCAGATGCGCGATTTAAGGTATTAAGCACGCCTTTATTCTTTTCAATAACACGAGAATAGTTAGCGAGGTCTACCATAGGTAGCGCGTTAGCGCCTTGGCGCTCTAGGTATGGAATCTTAAGAATTACATCATCGCCAGTCATTAAGAACTTACGGTCTTTAATCATCTGTCGCGCAGTTTCGCGGCGAGCCTTATATTGACTCCAGATAACTTGACCAGCCTCATCGCTGATTCCAAGTTTTTGATTAATTAAAGATATAGATAAATCTTCAAATGATTCAACAACGCGAGCGCGAAGTTCTGGAACTCCACCAGATTGTATGTAATCATTAAGATGGCGTTCAACTACAGGATTTGCTTCATCTCCAACAATACGGCGTAATAAAGTTCCAAATGCTGTTAATTCATTATATGAATCAGAGTCGTTAAGATTGATATAACCTGATGGAGTTTCTTGGAAAGAATCGCCAACTTTCTTCATACCAAAATTTACTACTGCTACAAGAGGGTGATACTTAGTTGGTTGGAAATATCCAACGGTTGGAAACTTACTTGGCTCGTTTAAGTCAACACCTTTGACTTTAGCAGCACGGCGCTCGGCGCGGTTCATAGCCATCTTTTCAAAGGCTGGCTTACCAAATGTACGCTTAGTTAAAGCATTGCCATTTACATGTAATTTATTTAACGCTTGGAAATATGAATTGTTGTCAAGATTTGCAACATAATCACTGGCTGCATCAAGAACATTAATATCATCTACGATTCCATTGGTAGGAACTCCGTCAAGAATCATCATGTCAACTTTAGATACATCTTTTGTTTTATCAAAAACAAATGCTAGTTCTTTACGCTTTGCAACAAGGCGAGCCATAGCCTCTGTATCTCCCAGCGCTGTGGCTGTAAGCACATCTGCTACATCATCTACAGTATCTGATTGACCTAGCAAGTAAGATAAAGTGTCTGCATCGTTAGATGCTTGAACCAGTGGATGTTGGCGAATTACAGTTTGGTCACTCTTAGCCATCCATGAAAGCGTGTTGTAAATCTCTCCGCCTTCTTCGCGCCCTTCATTTATTGTTCGGGCTAATGCTACTGGTGACATAATTTGCACATTGCGGAGAGTGCGAGGCATAAAGAAATCTTTTGCAAGGGTTGCAGCGTTTGCATCACGCGCTCCCATAGGGCGAGTTACTAATGCTTTACGAGCAAGACCAACGCCTTTAGCAAACTTGCCAAGTGGGTCTGTTACTGTGGTAAAAAATGTGTCAATAGAACCACTGAGTGTGCGTGCTGCCCAATCAGTTTGGAATATCTCACGGTCTTTTGCATTAAAAATATCAAAATCGCCACGGAAAGATTCTGTGCCTGGAGTTAATTTTGCTGTTAAATATGAGATTGCTTGACCTGGAGAAATTTGGTCACGGTTTTCCCATGACTTTTTTGCATCGCCAGTAGCAAGGGCTGTTACTGCTGCAGATAATGGCTCACGAAGGTATCTACCACCAGTTTCATAAGAAAGCATTGCTGTTGGCATTAAAACTTTATTGAAAGCAAACCCTACTGGTTTGCGAATTGGATAAGATGCTGCTAAAACTGTAGAGCGAAATGTATCTCCTGCTATGTTAAACGCATCAGAAACCCAGTTTTTATCGTTTGACGAAACAGTAGCAAGGTCAAACAATAAAGTTGGTAAGCCAATCTCGTTGGCAAATCCATTTCCTGATAGTTTCTTGGCTGCATTACCAAGCGTTTCGCTAAAACTCATAGTACGCTTTTTAAATACCTAACATAGTTTCGGAAAGCATTAGAAGTTTGTGGAAGTTCTGCCATTATTGATAGATATGGAAGCGCTGCACGCATGCGGTCAGCATCTTCTCCTGTGGCTGTAGCATCATTGGCATACATGGCTTCTGTATTCATACTTCCACCAGTGCGTACATCTTCGTCTGGTCTTTGGGTTGGAGCATTTAATGGCACAAGTTTTTGAGCGCTATCGCCTCTAAATGGGCGTTGGCTGGATGGGGATGGCACATTTGAAAATGCAGGATTTTGACCTTGCATTTTTGCGGCAGTTTGCATTTCATAAAAATCTTCCGCATTGTCTATACCTGCTGCATATCGCGCAGGTTGTCCGCTAGTTCCAGCACCGCCTGTGCCAGATACTTGGAAATTATTTTTTGCTTCTTTTGCCACTTTCCCTCCCACTTAAGTTCGGATTTAAATTTTATTGAGCAGTTTTAAAACATGCTCAGGTTCTTAAATTACTTGCTGCGTGAACCGCGAGTTCCGCTTGGATTGCTTGAGAAATATGTCTTGCCACCCTTTGAGGATGCCTTCTTAGCAAGCATTGGCTTTGCTACATTTGGCTTTCCTGCTGAACCTTGGTTTGCTGGCTTTTTGCCTGCTGCCTTCTTCATTTTCTTCATATCGTCACCTCCTCTACGCTACTGGTAGTCGTCTGACGAGGGAAGCCTGAAGATTAGGTTCACCTCTTTGGGTTAAACTTGCTAAAAGCGATTGAACATCAGGTCTACCACCAGGAGCAATTTGTCCAGGTGCTACACCTTGCATACGACCTGTTGCAGACATACCCATAGGAAGTTCGCCCTCACCTGGAGGGACCGCACCTGGTTGCCCAAGCATGTCGGGACTTACTGCTTCAGGGGTCATCGCACCAGGTGGGGGATTCTGAGGCTGGAACGCATCAGATACTGCTCTTTCAATAGAGGCACCTTTTTGGCGTTCATTTATGACGGTAGATAATTTATACAAAATATCTGATGGGTCTTGTCCCTGTGAAGCAAGCGCTGGAATTGCTTGTGCATAAGATGCGATTGCTTGTTTCATTGCATCGCGTAAATCTTCGGTATCAACTTTTTCTTCTTCTTGGGTTGCATTGAAGGAGAAAGGCATCTGACGGCGTAGGAAGTCACGAGAGATTAGTTTATCTCCACGAGCCTGTAGACCAAAGACCAATGCACGGTTTGGGTCAAGTCCTGCCATCAAACCATACTGAACATCAACAGTGTAGTCACCGTCAATGTCGCGTTTTGGTTTATATTTAATTGCGTATGGAACTCCATTGCGTGTACCACGGAGTTCTTTTTCCATAGTATCAAAAACTTTTTCATCAATCTTAAGTGCAAGGCTAAGAAGTTCTACGAAGGCACGGGCAAACATTGCATGGGCTGTTTTGATTTGTGTATCAAAGCCACCCATAAGGGCTTGTACGCCACGACCTGTAACGATAGAGGCATCAATGTTTCCTGTACGAGATTCAGGATAGCGAGAACCTAGACGAAGTTCTCCTTCAAGTACCTGCTGTTGTGCAAAAGCACCTGCTGGTATCTCAATAGGCAATCTGCGAACATCGCCAGGTCTGTCAGTTCTAATAACAGCATCTGGTCCAAAGGCTAACTCATTTACATCTTGAGGGGCTACAAGGGGGGCTTGAACTGCTTTAGTAGCAGCCTCAAGCGATAGAAGTGCGTAACGAGCCTTTGCAACTTGAATTGCAAGAACATCGTCAAATTGACCCCGCGCTTGACCATCTAAGGATGGTCGCTGAACAACGCGTATAAGACACTCGCCAATTGGATTAGGCGCACGGTCAATAACAATATTGTTTCTTGATGGAACAAAGATGATGTCTTGGTCTTTGTCATGATAGCGAACAATCTCCATCATAGAAGCAGTTGAGTCTTTGTCATATAGTAGATGGGCATACTCTGGGTATGCGCTCATTAGTTCTGCTAATGACTTTTTAATTCTTTGGTACATGCCATGTACTTTTCCAAATCTATCAATGATTGGATAGCATCCATAAGAATCTAAGAAACGGATGCGTGGCATGTTGTGTTCTAAATCAACTTCAACTTGAGCAGGTACGAAACCATAGGTTACATAACGGTCTGCTGCGGTAAACATTTGAGTTTGTATGTCTGAGAAATCAATAATGCCATTAACGATTTCTTCTCGCTTATCGGCTTTCTTGCGTTCTTTGTCAGACACCATAGATGGGGAATTACAGTTAAATGCGGGTAGTGGCGCTATAACTTCAGATAAATCACGAGCCGATATATCCACCATGTTTGCAACAATTGGATTCTCAAATGGTCCATCTGGGAATAAATCTGGGAAAACATCGCGCATGCGACCCTTACGAACAAGAAGTACTTGTTCCATGCGGGTGTCACGGTCAGAATACATTTGACGGTAACGGTCATAATTATCTTTAATTTCGTCTAGCGAGAGTGGCACACCCACCTCCTGTTCTAATAGATGTCGCTTAGTGATACGGTGTATTGCTTTGATTTGTCGTATGGAGTATGAAACATATTTAAACTGTTATGTGTACGAGCAAAGGTTCTTGCATTAGCAACACGGTCACGACAGCCAAGTTCAGCAAACCAAAACGCCATCACGGTATCGGTCTTTTGTGATTTTGGAGAATCTGGATACCAAGTGATGAGTTGTTCAATTAAACTTTTAATACCTTCTGAGGCGTGAGTTGATGGGAACTCAATGAGTGCATCTCCATCTTCCCAACCATGGAATAGTGTCGTCAGGGATGCAACTCCGAAGTTCGTGTCCCATTTGTTTTGACCCGTATGATGTTCTCTTAGGGTCGCACCCCGTGACGAAAGGTATTCGCGTACCTCACGGTCCTGAGTTAACATTGTTTGAAAAGCATTTTTTTCAATACGCCACTCAGAAATTTTGTAGTCATCAGTCCAGTCTTTGATTAAACTTCTAATCTCATCTGGCTTCATGCCTGGTTTATTTGACACATCTATCAGGTATCGTTTCTGAGTAGAAATATCAATGGCTAGACATACGGCTGCGGTGTAACCGCTACCTGCAGGGTCTAAGCCAGCAATAACAATAAGTCCATCCATGCCATTAGGTCTTACGCCTGCTTTACCTTTTGGTATGCGCCCTACATTTCTAGCGCCATTGATAACGCCTTTGATGGCATCAGATGGAAATGCTGAATCTTCATGTACTTGTTGCTGTTGATAAACCATAGCCCAAAGATTTGGTGATAGACGGCTACGCTTTTTATTCAAAGCATGACCATCCCACTTGCGATATAAGCCATCTGCATCAGGGCTACCTACTCCAGATACTGGAGCCATGTTGGTCTTAGCCCAGAGGGTTACCCACTTAGAGGGGTCCTCATTAAATTCAAGTACTGCAGGTTGTGCAAAGTAAGTCCAAGGTGAATTCTCATCTGGGTAGCGCATGGGGTCGCGTACCTCGGAGTATAAATCTTTAGGGCGTAGGCGAGTGCCTATGATAAGAAGTTTGCCGCCGTTATCATCAATACGGGACATAACCTCGGATTGAATCCAATCAATCTGTTTCTCATACTCATGGGCATTGGTGTTATCCACGCAGTCATCCATGATGATTAAGTCAGCACGAGCGCCATAGATATGACCCCTAATACCGACAGCCTGTACGGTAGGGTCTTTTTCTCCTGAGTCACGAGCCTCTGAGGAGAGGTAAATTAAGTCCTGCTTCCATGAATCAGAATTCTTTTCAAAACCACCTGGAGGTCCAAAGGTTAGTTGTAAGTCCTGATACTTAGGATGTGTTAGTCTGTTCTTAATGGAGAGCAGGAACTTTTGCGCCATAGCCTGTGTCTTAGACACAATCATGATTCTGATGTTTGGGTTCTGGCAAATCCGATAGACCGCATAGTTAACCGTGATGGTTGTAGACTTTGCGTGTTCTGGTGGGGTGTTAACAATTAATAAATCTGGAGCGCCCTGTTCATAGGTTATGGCAGGGTGTATATCCGTAGGCTGCCTACCTTCTAATAAATCTATCCAATGGCGTTGGTGTGTAAATACCTGAGTGCCTAGATACTTTTCTGAAAACTCAGGGAAGGGTGGTACTTCCCCTCGTACACCGCCTATTTCGCCACGAGCGGTCATAGAGCGTACTTTGTCCACAGCAGTGGCAAAGGCAGTATCTACCTTTCGGTAGTACTCATAGGTCTTAACAGACCTGCCTACGGCATCCATAGCACGCTGGACAGAGTAGCCCTGCATTAAAAAATCAATAACTTGCTTCTTGATAGCATCACTTTGATGCGAAGCAGAGGTAGTTCGTTTTCTTTCCATAGCATCTCCCAAGACGGGGTATTTGGAGTCTTGGGGCTAAACTCCTAACCGAAGGCGTAGTCTAAACGAAGCCGAAGGTTAGGGCTTCTACTAGGGCGACCCATAGGGTCGCAGTTAAGTGTTCGGAGGCTCCGATAATTTTGCCTCCTCACTTATACTATAGGTGTCCAAAAGGTCCTTAGCGGACACTTTTGGGTATGTGATTTACGCCACATTTATAGTAAATCAGCAAAAGTGCAGGTCAGAGCCACATTTATGGGGGGCGAGGACTAGCAAAGTTATGTAAGTAGATACATACACATACACACGCCGCGTTTTTAAAAACCCTGGGGTGCGATTTTGCATCGCGCACCCGCTCTCTGCATAGTGTTTAAACCCTGCACGCTGCAATGCTGCACTGCTCGCGCTCCCACTAGCAGCACTGGCGCGGGTGGAGGCGCTTACTCTGCATTGATAGCGCCCCCGCTCTGCACACATCGCCCCGCGCCCCGTGTTTAAACTTTGCAGGCTCTGCACCCGTTCCGCCTGCACTGCATCAATCGCAAAGGGCAGGCAGAGGCTCATAAGTTACCAATGAGTAACCTCAAAAAAGCAGTTAAAATAGCAAGCCATCTCACATGCCCAATATCTTAAGATGCAAAAACATAGCGTAAAATAATGCTTTGCTCATGGTTACTCGCTGGTAACTTACAGCCCATAGTTTAAACATGCAGCCCATCTCAATCCATGGCAGATAATCAAAGTGTTTAAACCCCTCAAAAAGCAGCGTCAAATAATGACTTTTGAGATGCTTGAGTTTAAACGCCAAAGATGCAACAATCAGCCCGTGGCACCGCGCCACTCACAGACTGGAGGCAAGAAAATGACTCAAGGCATCACGGTTGCAGAGGTTGCAAAACCAAAGCAAACCACCCGTCTACGCAAAGTTCTTTGCGAGGTAGACGGTTACATTGCAAGAATCTCCCGCTCAACACTTATCACCTATGGCAGTCCAATCTGCCCTGCATGCAATCAAGCCATGAAGGAGGTTAAATAATCATGAGCATCACTTTTGGCATGGAGTTTGAAATCCAAGGCTTAAGCCCTCAAATGGCATCAAATTGTTTAAACAGGGCAGGCATTGATTGCGATGCAGGCGATGGCACTTGGTCATCAAAATATGATGGCAGCGTGCAAAATGGCGCAGAGGTCATCTCGCCAATACTTACCATTTTTCGCCTAAATGAGGCGCATAAAGTAACCAAAGCGCTCAAAGCAGATGGCGCACGGGTTGACCGTGCCACTGGCTTCCATGTCCACATTGGAATCCAATCCTTGGCAACACCTGAATCTAACCGCACGCCTGCAACCAATCTCGCCAATCTAGTTTTGAATTGGTATGCAGCGCATCACGCGATTGCAGCGCTAGTTGCACCATCCCGTTTAAACAATCGCTACTGCAAAGTTCTAGGCGAGGCACATGCCACGGAGCAGGCAAGTTATAGCAGCAATGGCAGCAGAGGCGCATGGAACGGTAATCGCTATGTCAGCCTCAACCTAGAATCTATGCACCGCCATGGCACCGTGGAGGCACGCCTGCACCAAGGCACCTTGAACGGTGTAAAAGCAATCGCATGGAGCCAATTCATCAGCGCCTTCATAGATGCAACCGCTAACAAGGGTTTAAACGCCCTAGACATGACTGGACTCAGCCCTTGGAGCCATGAGCGTGGAATCTATCGCAGCGTTAATGAGTGCCACATATTGCTGGATGCCTTGGTAGGTCTAGGCAGTTTAAACGCCTCCACTGGCGATTGGCTCAAGAATCGCGCAGAGGGTCTTAATAGATAGCAGGGCAGCCTGCCCCTAGTGGGCTAGTGAGGGTGCAATCCCCTCAGCAGGCACGAACGCCACGGAAATACCGTGAGCGTT